CGCCACAATAAATAGCGTGATCGAACGGGCAAAAGAAAATCCCGGTCTTTATGCCAGTAGTGAGTTTATCGAGGCTATGAAGTTCATCCGAGAACATGACGATGAATCTTGGTTTACGTTGCGTTGTCAGATCAGGCGGTATAAACCGGATGGTGTTCTTCTTGCTGATATTGACGATGCAACAAGGCGGACAGAATAGAAAACCTTATGTTGTTGTGCAGGAAGTGCCACAACCAGCACGGCGACAAGAAAGACGATAAAGAATGGATTCAGGAATTACATAACAGGGAGGTGGAGAGATGGCCACAAGAGCGAGAGGAGCAGGAAGAAAAGGCAAAACGAAAGAACAACATGAGCTCGACGGCACACTGAGAACAACACGGCACAAAGGGCTGGCGCTCATGCCGGAATTCGAGACTGTGAGCGCATGGAGGAAACCACCATATAATTTGAGTAAAGCAGGAAAAAGGGAGTGGCGCAGATGGTCACCAGAACTGATTAAAACGGGAGTGCTGAAGGAATTGAACGTCCCGGCTTTTTGCGTATTGTGCGAACTGCAGGCAGAATTAAAAGCGGTCACAAAAGAAGAGATCGAGTTTGACCGGCAGTACCAAACAGTTATCAATCCAGAATGGACAATTCCGGGGCTTTACCAGAACTCGAACGGCAATATTATCGAGAACCCGAAAACGCAGAAAAAGAACCAGGTCAGGACGCAGCTCCTGAAATGCTGGTCAGAATTCGGAATGACTCCCATCAGCAGGAAAGGGCTTGTAGTGGAGAAGAAGGAAGAGGTTAGTAGGTGGGCGCAATTTGACACACCGATCAGGCAGGCAAAATAAAAAGGGGAATGAATAGCCACATTTCCGACATAAACCAGTATTGCAAAGACATTGCAAGCGGCAAAATACCATCGTGCGACTTTGTCAAGCTGGCGTGTAAGCGGCATGTTGATGATCTGAATCGGCAGGACGATAAGGATTTTCTGTACTATTTCGACGAGTCAGCAACAATCCGGTTTCTTGATTTTGCAGAATCACAGGTTCATGTAAAAGGTGAGTGGCGCGGAAAGCCGATAAAGTCCGAACCATGGCAAAAGTTTGTTTTCGGCGTACCGTTTGGCTGGATGCGGAAAAAGGACAAGCTCAGGCGTTATAGAAGATGGTATATCGAGGTGGCGCGCAAAAACGCCAAATCGACATGGGGCGCGATTGTAGCAAACTACATGCTTCTTGCAGACGGCGAAGGCGCTCCAGAAGTATACAGCGGAGCAACAAGCGAAAAACAAGCGCACGAGGTCTTTGATCCGTCATGGAAAATGCTTTCGTCAAATCCGGAGATGAAGGGCTATTTTGATGTTAATTTGACCGGGAGCAACGACAACCCGACCGGAATTTATTCACGGAAAAACGGCGGCAAATATCTTCCGTTAATCGGGAATCCCGGCGACGGTTCCAGCCCATCATGCAGCATCACAGACGAATACCATGAGCACGGCACATCTGGGCAGCTTGATACTATGATAACTGGGCAAGGAAGCCGCAGGCAACCAATAAGCGCAGTTATCACGACAGCCGGAGTCAATACCTCAGGGCCGTGCTACACCATGCGCGGCGACGTGATCGACATTTTACGCGGTACTGTCAGCAATGATGAGATGTGGGGTGTTATTTACACGCTCGACAAAAACGACGACTGGCAGGACTTCGGGAACTGGATAAAATCAAACCCAAACATCGGGGTTTCGGTTTTTGAGGAGTTTTTGAGAGCCAGGCATCAAGAAGCCATGACAAAGGCAGAGCGGCAAAACATCATCCTGTGCAAGCACTGCAACATCTGGATGAATTCCGGCCAGGCATGGATAAACATGGTCAAATTCGGTTCGTGCGGCGAAGATATCACGGAGGATGATTTTGCAGGTGAAGAGTGCGCACTTTCTCTCGATCTTGCCTCAAAAATTGACATTTGCGCATACGGGAAAACGTTTTATCGTGACGGCAAGTATTATGTATTCTTGAGATATTATTTGCCTGAAGATACAGTCCAGCTCATTGAGAACGCACATTATCAGCAATGGGCAGCGGAAGGGCTTATAACCGTCACGCCGGGCGCAAGGACAGATTTTGACTATGTTCTTGAGCAGATAAAGCTTGATGCTGCAAGGTTCAAAATACGGGGCCTTGGATATGATCCTTGGGGGTCTGGGTATCTTGTGCAGCAGATCGAGAAGGAAGCGGAGAAAGTGCAGTGCATTGAGGTCAGCATGTCGCCGAAAAACATCTCGCAGCCGATGAAAGAATTGGAGGCACTGATTTATGATCATAAATTCATATTTGACAGGGCCGACAAAGTACTGTACTGGATGATGTCGAATGCCATGCTGAAGAGTTCTGTCAACAAAAATTATTTTTTGTCAAGAGAGAACGTAAAGTCAAAAATAGACGGCGTTATGGCTTGCATACTTGGTATTGTTGTGTGGATGACAGATGTAGAGGGTAGCGTTGAAAGCATTTATGAGAGCAGAGGCATGAGGATGTTGTAAAAACACGCCCTGATTATTACACTTTTTTTGTCAAAAATAATTCACGAAATGAAAATATATTGCTTTTTATTATCTTTCTTGTTGCAAGATAAATATTTTTAATGTAAATTACTCTTAATGAGAAAGGGATAAGAGGTAAACAACAAAACGGAGATTTGAGATGTTAGCACCAAAAACAGTTAGAGCAGCACAAGCACAGATCAGCCCAGAGATTCAGGCTGAAAAGGATGCCATGACACAGCTTTTTTTCAAGACCGAAGGAAAGGGAGGCGTAGGTGTCGCAGAGTACAATAAAGCAGCGGAGGCTTTTAATGGGCAAGTTGCCGATTTAGGTCTCAGCGGCTTGCGGATGGTGCTTCTTGATGAAAATGGAAAAGTAAAATTTTAACTAACCAACGCGGGGCGCAAGCCCCGCATAACTAAACAAAGGAATATCATGGTAAATAAAAAAAGCGCAAATCTTGTAACTGTTTCTGACGAAAACGGAAAAATTATGTTTGACGGTATGCCTTTTAACTCTGTGAAGGAGTTACTTCAATTCTGCGATGAAAAAGGCGCTGTGATAAAAACAGTAGAGCGTGATAAATCTAAAGACTGGAGCGATGAGTTGAATATGCTTGAATTTGATGTTCGAGTAGGATCTTCAACTCTGCCGTGGATAGCAAAAAAACTTATTGCGCAGCGGGATGATTTTTGGAATAACCCATCATTCTACAAATGAAAGCTCTTCTAAAAATAGAGGCAATCGGAGAAAATACCTTCCAAAGCATCGACAGGTACCGATGCTTTGGCGCGATGGCAGATATTTTCTCAGTGCCAAAGTCCTATTGGGTAGCGAAGATAATTGGCTTTTGTATCGAGTATGACGGGTTAAAGAGAGAGTTTGTTAAGGGTAATCGAGACTATGCGAAAGCAAATAGTAAGGGTACGAGGGGGATCTATGTTAGCTACTTTCTTGACCCGGGGTACTATGAGGTAAAGCATAAAACATCATGGAAGCATACTGAGAAATATTTTTGCATCGTCACCGAGGCCGGTGAGATCATAAAGATGGACAAACTGGACGTTGAAAGATGCCTACTAAAAAAGGGTTAGGGAAGAATGTTTTTGTCGCTGCAATGGACAGGGTGAATTACATCTTCGACAACTTCCCAAAGATTTATGTGAGCTTTTCGGGCGGGAAAGACAGCTCAGTAATGACGCATATCGTTGCTTCAGAAGCAAGATCAAGGGGGAGAAAAATAGGATTGCTTTGCGTGGATCTGGAGGCGCAATACAAGCTCACAATGGATCATGTCGCAGAAATGTACGAGATGTACGCCGATGTTATTGAGCCTTACTGGGTGGCTCTTCCGTTAAATCTGCGTAATGCGGTGTCTCAGTATATGCCACAGTGGAAATGTTGGGATGTTGATAAAATTGATTCATGGGTACGCAAACCTCCAGCAATAGCGATAACGGAAACTTATAAATTCCCTTTTTTCCATGATGGCATGGAGTTTGAAGAGTTCGTTCCAGCATTCGGTAAGTGGTACTCAGAGGGAAAGCCGTGAGCCTGCTTTGTCGGTATACGATCAGACGAAAGCCTTAACCGATGGCGCACTATATCGGGCGGACGCAAACAGACGATTGACGGGCATAAGTGGACAACCTGGATAGGAGACAGCGTATTTAATGCGTACCCGATTTACGACTGGAAAACAGAAGATTTGTGGGTGTTCAGCGGAAAAACCGGTTTACCGTACAACAAGCTTTATGACCGCATGTATCAGGCAGGCCTTACTCTGCATCAAATGCGGATATGTCAGCCGTATGGAGATGATCAGCGAAAGGGATTGTGGTTATTTCACATCATTGAGCCGGAAACCTGGGGAAAAGTCATTGCAAGGGTAAATGGCGCAAATCAGGGGGCATTATATGCTCAGGACAGCGGAAACATTCTTGGTAACAGGATTATCAATAAGCCGGATAATCACACATGGCAAAGTTTTTCGATGATGCTGCTTGAATCAATGCCGGATAAAGCGGGAGATCATTACAAAGACAAAATAGCAGTTTTTCTGAAATGGTATCAAGACCGAGGATATCCAAAAGGTATTCCCGATGATGGGCCGCTTGACAAATCAGCACCAAGCTGGAAGCGAGTGTGTAAATCGTTACTCAGAAATGATTACTGGTGCAAAGGACTAAGCTTTGGGCAGCACAAAAGCGCAGCATACGAGAAGTACAAAAAACTTATGAAAAAACGGAGGTCAGAATGGAACTTGATTTAAACTGGACAAAAAAACACCCCGTATCGGCAGTGCAATGGGTGCCGATTGAAAAAGTGCACGCCAACGATTACAACCCGAATAGCGTTGCTCCTCCGGAAATGAAGTTATTGAAGTTGAGTATTGAGAATGATGGGTACACTCAGCCGATTGTGGTTTGGGAAGTTGACGGTGAGTATGAGGTTATTGACGGCTTTCACCGGCACAAGGTTGGGCACGAATTAGGGTTTACTCATTTACCAATTGTTATTGTCAACACAGACAGGCAAGAGCGAAGCGACCGGATAGCTTCAACGATCAGACACAACAGGGCGCGGGGAAAACATCAGGTCGGCGCAATGAGCGAGATTGTTCAAGAGCTTTCCCGCCGAAATTGGAGTGATGCAAAAGTAGCAAAAGAACTTGGTATGGAGCCGGATGAGGTATTGAGATTAAAGCAAGTTTCCGGTCTTGCTGAGCTGTTTGCGGATAAAGAATTTTCTGAAGCATGGGAGGTTGAGTGGTGAACTTTGAACTCACCGAGGCGGAGGTTGTCCGCCTCACAGGTTACAGCCGGGAAACATTGCGAGTCCTCAGAAATGGGGGCTCGCAGGTAAAAAAGGACGTAGAATATAAAACTGATCCGGTACTGATAAAAGGTAAGGATTATGAGCGATACGGGAATCGGGCAGTATTTTACAGCGAGCAGACGGTCGAGAAACTTAAACAGAGGAAAGGAAATGGAAATAAAGTGCGGGAATTGCGAGTTTGGGCATAAGTTAAAACATCCGAATCATGCCGATTATGTCGCTTGCCATTTGCATATAAAAGAAAAGTTCCCGCCAAAAACGCATGGGGGAGCGAACGCTATTCGCAAGAAAACAGATTCTTGTGGCAAGTTCAAGGAAAAACAAAAGGACGGTGAATAATGACAAAGATTGTTTTGCGTAAAAAAGTGCAAGAGAAAGATTTCGTATTGATCAAAGAAAGAATTATTGCAGAGGTGGATGAGGCTTTCGCGAAGGGATATATTATAGAAGTTAAATTCACGAGGCGATTACTATTCCCGGCAGAGGATAGAGCCCCAGATCAAACTGTACTCACAATAACAAAAGATTAACCATCCAAGCCCTCAATGAAGAGGGCTTTTTTATTCCCTCCCCAATAAAACACTTCTACAGTAGAACATTCGATTCTCGTCTATTTCACGCAATAAATCCTTTTCATAACGTGCAGAAAATAACTGTGTGCTATGAACAAACTGAGCCT